AATGCATGTTCGTATTGAACTAGGTCTACTTCGAGATAACCTATAACGCTAGCTGAATTTAAACTAAGTTTAAATGTGCTGGGGGTTCTAACCACTGAATAGTTATTATTTTTAATTAAATTAAAATTTTGATCTAGGACCTTACTACCATATTGGCTATCTTCGATGCCTGCGGTAATAGCACCAACACTGATAGCATTGATGGTTTCCGCTACTGGACTTAAGACTATAATAGCACCTGGTTTCCACCCTTGTTGTATCCAATACAAGAATTCTTTCACACTTAATTTAAAATTACGGATCTCATTAAGAGTAGGATCCATTTCAGAGAAAGTAAATCCCTGTGCGATCAAGTAACGTTCATAACTGACTAAGAAATCTGCTACCTGTTGTGGAGTAGTAAATTCATAACCGTATGGTACTTGCAATTTTAAATTCTGATAGTTATTGTAGATCGTAGCAGATTTATTCTGTACAGTGATCCTGCTGGCATTTGAATTAACGACGCTAGGAATGATAGTGAAATAACTGTTGAATAGATCATATCCACGGACACTATATCCGTTGGTAGTTTTTTCAACAATCACAGCACTATAAGTTATTTTGTCTACGGGTACAGGATTTTCATTTAAATATACCTCATAGTTTTCGTCAGGTATAAGAACACTAGCATTAGTGCTGGTTGGGCTGACTTGTTCTGCTAAAACTTCTAGATAACGTTGATCAGTGAATCCCGCTACCTTATAACCAAGATTGACTTGGAAATTCCTTATTAACGGAATTAAATAGTTAGCAGGTGTGATACCTAAATTTGTTAGATAATCAGCGATCCAGTTTAAATATCCTGCACCTCTGTATACTACCCCAGCTGTTATATCACCATTGAAATCAATAGCATCTTGCGTGATATGATGATTAGTTGTACGAGTTAGATATTGTTCAGATCCGGTAACTGTGCCGTCAGATAATTCATCAAGAGAATACAGTAGATTTAATGGGGTATAGTTGTAAGTGTCGATCAGTGATCCAAAATACTTGCCTGGTTTAGCTAATGCTAATGCCTGTTGGACAGCATACGGATATTCACTGCTGGTTCTCCAGGCAAATTCTACAGGACCATATTGTCCGATGGCCCAAGAAGCAGCTGCTCGCTTGCTGTTAAATGATTGTGATAGAGCTTGTGCCGGACTTAGTAAGTTACCATTAACATCAACTGGTATAGTTGCACTTAATCCTGGACGTGCATAAGTTAAATCTATACCAGCCCGATCTCCGTAGCGTATTAATCCTGCTTCTAGGTCATCCCATAAGAGTTTATTACCGCCAGTATACGGTCCTGGTCCATAGAATGCTAGCCACCAATCTGGTTCTGTAGAGAATCCAAGCATTTCCCATGGTGTGATATGTGGGCGTATAGTGTCAAAGAAATATTGATAACAAGCACGCCATGAGCCTTGCAGTTTACTACCATCTATTCTATCAGTAGAGTCTGCATAGTTCCAAGTAAATGGATCATTGGGATCAAAAGTATCATTGGTCGAATAATCTAATTTATTGTTGCCGATCCAGTTTAAAAAATCTACACTGGCCAATTGATTGATCTCAGCTAACGAATAATCGCTGTCACGGAATTTACCGGGTATTACACGGAAAATATCACCGAATGTAGAATTCTGAGGCAACTTGATATTATTATAGATACGTAATTCTAATTCTAATAGGAAATTATCTCTGTAGTCACCAAATACTGGTGTAATGCTACCGTCATGTCCTCGGATAACATTTGTAGGTTGTCTATAGGTGTCGTCTAAGAATATCTCAGGTATAAACGTTGGCCATAATCCTAATTTGCTAGGAGTTTCTGGAATATAGTTACCGTCGGTATTTGAATACTCTACGATCTTAACTATATCTCCCACAGCAAGTTCTGTAGTAAAGTTAATACTTGGGGTATCTGTGCTGAAATTATAATCAACATTTTTGATTAGTTGGATATTATTAAGATAAACTAATACCGCTCTATTGCTTAACTCTTGATCATTGAATATCTCTGTGATTTCATAGTTTAATTTCAATGGATCAAATATCTCAAATCCGTCGATATCACCAATCTGTCCAACGATATTTTTCAATGGACCATATGGCACCATATCTGAATAATACCATGGAAATGTTTTATTTTTAACTTGATTGATTTTGGTTAATATCAAATCAACACTGGTAACTGGATCATCAGCATCGATACCATTTAAGCTGGTGCTGAGTTCTAAAAATTTATTTTTAAATTTAGTATATTCTTGCTGCGCTAATCTTAGGGCATTAATAAAATTTGCTTTATCATCAATCAAGAACAAGCTAGCATACGGTGTTGGTGCACTGTGTTGTAAGATCGTACCACCTTGCTGTTTAATATCAATGTCACGTAAGTTACTTTGTGCCAGAACATCACCTGTTAAGATAGTGCTGTTCTGTGCTAAGGCTACTAAGTGGTTGCGCACTTGACCTAATGTCAAGGTATCAATATCAATATTTTGTGCATTTAAATCTAAATTTTGCGGAACTTGATAGAATCCTAGTTTACTGATCTCAGAACTATATATCAAGATATCAATCTGATCACCCGCTGTTAATTTGGCAGATATTGTGACTTCATTATCAGTCAATGACCATTGATCTGTTTGCAGATATATAAAGTTTTGAAATACTTTAATGCTAGGAATACTCGCAGCACTATTAGGAGTTATGTCAATCTTAAATGAAGTATTTGTACCATCATAGATATAACTGATCTGTTGATATTGTCTGCTATTCTCTGGCACAGTCAACCAGGTATTTCTAGGGGTTAATGTTAACGCATCTTGTATTTTTTGTAAGTAACTTAGATTAATTGGTCTGGTCACGATAGCACCAGACTCATCTACATATTCAAACGTATCTGTGTTAAAATAATTCTGGAATTTAATATCGCCCTGTGCTTGGAATGTTTTATAGCTTAACGGAAAACCTAACACTGGGTCATTAATACCTGTTCCAACCACATAACCAAATATCTTAGTTCCCACAAATGTACTGCGAGAATATGTTGAAATACTTTTGCCTGTAGCATCTAGGACATCAAACAGTGGTGCTTGTTGTAGGCTGGTTTTCTGTTGGCTTTGATTCCATTGCACCCCATCATACCACCATTGGCTTCCTTTATATCTGCCAGATTTGACTACTGTGGTAGAATATGGCCCCACGTCACCATCATCAGCTAGTGTCAAATTAATATATTCAGGTCCAGTTGGTAATCCGTTAGCATCAACATCGTATTGAACAAGATTAACAATATAAATTTTGCTGTTGACCAATGGATCTAGATCAGCAGCAAAAACCACACGCAGACCATTAAATAATGTAACACCAAATGCTGTGGTATAGGTCTTTCCTTGTAATTCTGTAAAGGCATTTAATGTGGTAGTATCTAAGACATCTATTGGTGCTTTAGCAACACGACCATCATTAAGTAATTGTATATTAGTTTCAAACTGCACGATAGGACGCTGTGCTCGACTACCTTGATCAAATATTGGTTGCACGCTGTTATATTCAGCAGCAGCGATTATCACATCCACATGAAACCAACGATTGTTACGTGACCATGCGTTGCGATCTAGACTTGCTCTATTAATAGTTATATAATCTGGGAATACTGTGTCATAGCGAATAGATCCAACTATAGTACCTGTAGGTATACCTGTGCCAGACACTACAGCACCAATATCATCTTGGCTGACGTTGGTTAGTGTAGTGATATAATTTCTACCAATGATCACTTCTTCATAAACCAACACACTGGTAGTGCCAACTATTATAGTTGTGCCTGTTGGAATATTTTCTGTAACCTGCTCACTTAATACTATTCTTATAATAGGATAATTTGTGATATTTTCATCGTTATAGGCTTCTGGGGTAACTAGCTCGTCGACTGGTACTAATTGTATTCCACCTCCTAGATCACCTATTTGTTCTACATAGTATTGACTATTCTGATATTGTGCAGGAGTAACATCATCACCAAACTGTATTTTTAATCCTGAAGTAAATTCTACTCCATTAGGACTGGTATAGTTCTGTTTTCCAATAATTTCTGTTTCGACATCGATATTCCATCCAGCATATTCTACTATCTGGACAGGCTGATATAAACTACCTAATGTAGCGTCTTGTATCCATAAATTGTTTAGAGTAGCAGTAATCAATGGAACTTCTTTAAAAAATCCATCAATATCTTTATAATATTCTTTATTGGCGTTGACTAATCCGTATTTGATGTAAACCTTTTCGTCTGTGTTGACATTGTCTGTACGAATAAGTTGTACCAAATAATCTGTATTGCCGAGACTGTTGGTGATTCCAGCATCAACATAAACTACTTTCCATACATCAAAACGTTCATCGTCGGGAACAACATATCCTGGATTGTAAGCGGTGCTGGTAAATGAATAGGTGCCTGAGACATTAGCAGTCAGATTAGCACTTAGTGTTACTGTTAGATTACCAACATCTACGTTAGCAACAGTAGTACCGATGGTGATACCTGTTCCCGAAATAATTAGATTTGCATAGATGTTTTGCACTGAGCCTAGTTTAATCTTATTAGTACCGACTGTACCAAATACTGCTACATTGGCTGTCTGTGACCCATAACTTACTGTAGGATTAGTCCATGCAGTTTCTCCAAGGTTGTCATAGGCACTGCTGTTAATAAAGATTAATTCTTTACCGTTTAACTGTCCGGTAATACCACCATACTGCGGATATGCCGCTAGAAACTGGCTGACTGTTTTGTTTTGTAATGCATAGTAGGGAAGAGGGGCTGCATAAGCTACGTCAGCAGCGATAGGCATGCTTAGGAATCTATCCTGTGCAGTTGATTGTGGAACACGGAATGTTATGGTTCCCTGATCAGTACCATTATTTTCTACACCTAGCACATCGCGTGAGCTTAATGTTGGGGTCGCTATCAATTTACCATTGGTACCAAGTTCTGTCTGTATCCAAACAGGATAACCTGGTTGATCAACTACGAATTCATATACGCCGCCTCTGGCTAAAATAATACTGTTATCAACGACACCATTATTTTTAAACACATATCTATTATTAGGTGCATCACGCTCTATAGTATAGGTCACAGTTAGATCAACGCCGCTGGTGCTGACTTCTACTGGGTCAGGACCATTAGGTAACCAATAGTATTGACTAAAGTTAACAAACTTGTCATAACTAATCATTGGATCAAATGTATAATATTCTTGTTCAAATAGTCTACTCTGATCTGTGGTAATACCGCCATAGTAACGAATCTTAGCTAGTAGGTCAAGATATGTGGCAAAGAAAGTAATATTGTTTTGTTCATCTTTGATCACTATACTAGGTTCAAGCTGATAATTTTGTCTATCAGCCGTAGATTCGATAACATAACTGTCTGTGCTGGTATATGTGGGTGCAAATCTACGACCGATGTATCCATATAACGTGGTTAGATCTGGTTCACTGACCAGCTGATCCATAGTAGCCGACAAAAATTTCTGATTCGTGTCAGTTTGGAATATCTGTGGTAAAAATGTCTGTGTCTTTCTCGTTGCCATCTTATGCCCTAAACTGTAGTTACTATACCGGTGGTATTAATTTGTGCTGCTGTAATTGCTGTAATTATCTTAACGTCATTAACTGTGGCACAGCTAGTGATAATCTCATTAATATTAGCATTAACCTGCATCAAGCTACCAAACACTTCTGATTGATTAGCAGGAACTATAATGATACTAGAAATCTTAGGTACTAGTTGCACATGTAAATAAGCCGCTAGTTCACTGAAATAGAATGTTTCACCAAAGTCCCAATTAGAAATATCAAAATATTGATTGATAGCTGCTATCACTGAAGTCTTGATATCATTATCACTGACGACCACATTTGGGTTTTTAACTACTTTAAATTGTGCTTGCAGTGTAGGATCTGCCTTGCTGCCAAATAATGGTTTAAATGCCGCAGGATTATAAATGATCGTGTCGCTGATAGCTTTGTAATTATCTAAGGTGCTGTAATTAGTTTCTAATTCTTCACTTGATGGTGCTGTTGGTTCTACTATAGTACCAGTGATATCTTGTGCCCATGCTACATAGTCAATAGCATATTGCTGTGTCATGATATACAAGTCTATAATATTATTTGGGCTTGGATCAATACGTCGATTGTTTGGACTGTTGTGTCTGTATTGAAAGTATAGACTTTGTCGACCAAATTTGGCTGTATAAAAATCAGTGCCGTTGATACCTGTTTGTTCTACTAAGTTATATACCGCACCATTTACACTAAGTTTGTAGAATTTATTATCGGTAGATATGTAGAATAGCTGTCCGTTTTGATATAGAGTTGCTGATATCTGTACATCTCGTAGTGAACTGTAGATAGATACCACTGTGGTATTGTCCACAGGTTCTTGAACAGCAAAATTATCATAGCCCACAGTCTGTTTAAAATAAACATATTTGCTGTCAGTATTAACTGTTGGATTAACTATCAGATCAAACAACTCTGGATTATCTGGAATACCATCGTTGTCACTGTCTGAGAATGTTAGTAATATCTTGTTGATATCTACATATCCATCCACATTTGTTACGCTCTTATAGACATACCAAATATAATCTAAGGCTAACGGATTAGCGTTGTCAGGATTACTATTGACTTTTAATACTTTAATCTGATCTCGAACTGTGATACCTGTAGCAGCATCAAAAATCTTAGTAGTGCCGTCATAGTAGAAATTAGTTTCTTGGACGCTTTGGAAAACATAGTTTAGTCCGCGATAGCTAACAGTGTAAGTCTGCCCCACTGTTTCAAATGCGATAATCCAGCTAGAGTCAAGTGCCTGCCCACTGGTATCACCTGCATTGGTTAAACTAAATGCATCTACGGTGTTTAGATCCTGTGGAGTAATAGTTTTCCAGATACCTGATTGTACATCATAACGTAGACCAAAATTAGCAAAGGCCTGTATATAGCCGACCATCTGTGCTACTAAGCTATTGGGAAAATTGTTATTAAATACTGCAAATACTTTGTCACCGATGATAGTTTGTTCTGACAGATCAAGACCTATACTAGGAATAACAGCATTAATAGTCACTGGCCCTTGACCACTAGACAAATTACCTTGGCCGCCATTGGTTCCATCTCCAACTACTAGCTCAATTGCTGCATAGATATAATACTTGTCACCCGGTTGGCTCGGTGTGCCTACTTTAACATAGTTATTAGCATCGAAGTAATTGCCGGTTCCTGCTGAGAAACGAACGATCGAACCTTGGACGATGTATTGATTACTACTAGTCACAGCCGATCCAATCTGCAAGATTTTGCCATTACTGTCAACAAAAAATCCTGTACTACCATTGGCAATGGTAGTTGATGTGTGCCAATAGATATCATTTAATGCTATCAATGGATAGTCAGCGTAGAAAAACTGTTTGGTCTCTGGTGCTTCAGCTATAGGTTGCACTTGATCATAGATCACGCGATAGATATCATTGGTGGTGTTGTAATCAAAACTAAATGTATTAGTAAAGCTGTCTCGATACAGCATACCATCTTGTGCAAAGATGTTTGTGCTGGAATATTTGCCTGTGACATCGATAACATCTAGATATCGACTGATACCACTTGATGTTCTATTAACTGCTTTAATTTTTAATATGTCATTGAATAATGTATAAGGTAAGATATTGTAATCTTCACCTGTGATCATACGATTCTGTGTGTAGTATTGCTGTGGTGCTTTCTGCTTGATATCATCAAGGCTTTCACGTGTGGTTGCATTGGCTACCGTATATTGTAGACTAGCTGAAATATTAAGTGTTTCTACACGGCCACTGGCGCTGACATAGTTAACGGGAATAATAACTCCCTGCATTTCATCAGGTGTGATTTTATACTGCAAGGCATTGCTGGTTCTATAGTAAAGTCTAAAATTACCTTGTGGAAGATTAGCAAAACTACCATCGCCAAATACCAGATCAATTTGATCACCAGCACGTGTGTTTATCTGATAGATATTTCTATTCTGGCTTTGATTATAGATAACATTAGTATTAGCTACTGCTGGGACTTGTTCCCATAGTATATCTAAATTGCCATTGCTGTCTAGGCTGTATAACCAAACATCACTGTTGTTGATATTGTTAGTGTTGATACTATACACACGATTAGGAATGCTTTCAGCAAAGGTAAAATCTTGGCTTTGTAGTGTGCCTTGGACGAAATATAAGAAGAATCCTGTATTGACTGATCCATTACCTAAGTTGTCATTTTTGTATAAGATATTAAACGGAGCATTGATATAAGGGTTAGCTTCATAGATGTAGGTCTTGCCACTGCTAGTAGGACTTACTGATTCAAATGACATTTGTGTACCAGCTACTGTAGCAGAGAATGAGAATTTAGCCAGTATGTTTGGCACTAAGTTCAATTGATATTCTTCATTGGTAATACCGTTGATTATTTGGCTATTACTAGGTTTGCCTACGCTTTGATTGTTAACCATAGCGGCGTTCAATATTAGAGTAAACTGTTCTAACCAGTTACCATTGCCCGCATCAGTCCAGTTGATCACTAGGCCACTTAGATCAAGTCCGTTGCTGTCGTAGATAGTTTCTGTAGTGCTAATCGAATCAAATTTTAAATAGCCTTTGCTGTTAATGTTACGTTTAGGATTATAGCTGATTAGGCGTGCTAGTTTAAGGATACTATCACGGCGTTGTGCTGTGTCGATAAAGTTTTCGCGAGCATTTAGATCAGCGCGGAAAGCCAGACTCTGACCTAGGAAAGCGATCATATCAATCAATGCGATAAATTCGCTTGATTCAATAAAATCATTAAAGTCTTCAGGATAATATAACTGTAGATAACTGATCATGCTAGCACGCAGAGTTTCGTAGTCATAGCTTTGGAAATCTGCGTTACGGAAAGTTTGATACAGCTTGGTCCAATCTTCTGCAACTAATAAACTGGTTTGTCTGGTGGTAATCGCCATGCTTGTTTTCCTATTATATAGTATTTATCAGGAAAATAAACTGTGTAGTTAATTAACTGGCTGTGAGTCTGTTAGCATCACCATTAAACGTCATCAGCATAAGATCAGTCTGATTAGTTTGAACGTAGCGTAGTTGTAGCTCTATCTGTATGCCTTGATCATACTCTGTGATGATAATATTATCAAAACTAACACGTGGATCATAGCTAGCAATAGCCTGAACATCTTGTGTTATTACACTCTTTAGGTCTTCAGTAAAAGGTTCATGTAATACGTTCCAAATTATAGTGCCAAAATTTGGGCGCATCAGCTTCTCACCTTTGCGGATATTAAAGTGATTTAATATGTCTTGTTTGATTAGATTAAAGTCAGTCAAGCGGAAGTTTGTGCTGCCTGCTTGGGTGCTAAATCCTTTATATGTAGTAGCCATAATAATATTTATCCGGCATTTATAGCTGGTAATTTAGGTGCTAGGACTGCTACAGCATACTTGCCTTTGTTAAAGTAAGTAGCACCAGTGGTGCCGTAGGCGTCTGCACTATTCTGCCCTTGGCGATATTTTTTAGCACCGCCTGGACCTAACAGATGGCTTACTGCCAACATACCAGCAACATCTTCAGATGTCTGATCAGCTGTAACTGCACCAATACGGCACATAGTAGCGTAATTACGTTTGGTATAATCACACATAGCTGATTCTTGTTCGGCTGAGCTAGCTAACCAGGCTTCTAGGCTGTCGATCCCACCTTTACCTGTCCACACATTAGGATTGCGTAGTTGCGCATTTGATGTACAGCTTGATTTAACATAGCCTGTATCAATCAGTGCAGGATAACCAAATTGATATTTGCCTACATATCCTATGGTGTTTACTGCCGCATAGTTACCACCGCTTTCACTCTTGCCAATTTGTGCAAAATACGCTGTCAGCTGATCACTATCAAGATTACCTAAGCTGCAATCACAGGCAGGTTGATTGCGTAGATCTTTGTCTTGTGCAGGATTTTGCACTCCTGTATCCTGTGCTTGTTTAGTAGCATCAACTGCTTCTGACCATGCAGCGCCGGGCTGTATGCCAGGGCTTGTCGGTAGGAAGAATACCCCAGTCTCACCTCTAAAATATGGTTCATGACTTGGTGCAGCAGTGACTATAGTAGATAGTGCTCCGGGCACTATGTTCCAATATCCGCCTTGGTCCTCTGTATCGGGCAGTTTATTGACCTGTATAGGTTTAAATGCAGGGATACTTACTGTCTTGCCACTATTCTGATAGATTCCACTGCCTTCTGAGGCAAATATACCGCCAGCTTTGAGGCTGATCTTGCCCTGTGCATCAACTAAGAAATCCCCACCGGTTTTTATACCAACTCTGCCTGTGCTTTCTATGCTTAAGGAAGATTGTAATAGTTCAGTACCTTGGCTGTTAACAGCAAACTTGCCACCTGCAGAAATATTCACATCACCATCGGCATTTAGATTAAAATCACTGTCTGTGTGTAGATTGATAGTGCCTTTAGCTCGCATGTTTAGTGATGATGTTGTAAATACATTCATTCCGCCATCAGCATTTAATTCGATCCAGCTTTCACCATCTGCATGACCAATATAGATCGTATTATTAGTGTCATGCATAAGGACCTGATGACCTTTGGCTGTGCGCAATCGAACCAATTGATCCTCGCCCAAAGCTGCGCCATCATCCATGACGAACTGATGTCCACCTTTGCGTGATTTGACAAACAGATATTTCTTATCTATGTTACCAGTATTAAGCTGTTCAAGATATTTTGCTTTATCGTCGGCAGGATCGATCAAGGGTCGACCAGGAGTTGATATACCAAATACATGGCTAGGGCTTTCACGCTGGCTTGAACTGGATATTGAACCGCGTATGGGATCTCTATCTAGGCCCTGTAATTTTAATATTTCAAGTTGTATCCGGTGTATTGGCTTATTATTATTATAGTAGGCTTCGTTAGTAAAATCTTTAGTATATTCATTAAATTCTGCCGTAGGTAAATTTATCGCTGTTCCGCTTAGATAGGCTTTCTTTTCGCTGGCACTGAGTGTTTCAGGATCTACATTGGGTGTTCCTGCCATACCTGGTAACATAAAATGGCTCAGATGAGGGTTCACACAGGCTAACCAATAACCACGTAAGGGATCTCCGCCTACAAATAATACTATTACCTGCACACCGATGTCTGGAGGTACCATCCACATACCATAGGTATGATGTACAGTTTCAAATCTATTGGCTGTGCTGGGCTTTTCTGTGCTTTTTTCTGTTAAGGGAGTATATCCTTGGAATGGGCTAGCGTAACTCACTGTGCGCCAGTTGTTAGGCTCATCTTGTGGTCCACCTAGATCTGGTATGTAAACCTGCAGGCGACCACTGCGTGTAGGATCAAGATTATTTTTAACTATACCAATATATGGATAGGGATCAACGCGAGTACCTGTGGCTTCTTCTCTGCGAGCATTCTTAATTACCTTACTACCTATTCTGTGATCGATTGCCATATGTTACTTCCTATTGATTTGATGTGCCATCTGCTAATGCTTGACGACGTGCAGCATATCCTTGATACACTGGAACTTGTTCTTGATATGCGGCAGCTAATTCACTATCTCCTGACGCTGATGCTTTGTTTGCTAAATTTTGGAAATATGTAGCTTTCTGTCTATAATTCTGTGCCAACTGTGCATCAGTAGCGTCATTGCCTAACTGTGGTGGTCGAGTATTTACATCTATAGTCTGTGTTGGTGCTGTATCTCTGACTCTCGCTAATGGAGAACGCAAATCAGCCTGAGCAGGAGGTGGTTCACTGTTTGCAGCTTCAGCAGCTGGTTGATCACCTCCGGGTGTTTGATCTGTAGCTGTGTCTGCTAGATCTGCTGGACTTGCTGGAGCTCCACCACCTGAGACTAACGTACTAGGATTTGGCGTAGGGTTTGGTGGGCTTAATCCCGGTTGTGTCTGCTGTGAACTTTCATCTCTATTAGATGACTTGTTATTTTGATTGTTACTGACGTAGTCGAATGCTACTTGTCGTGGCAAGCGAACCATTTCTACATCTTGTGTAAACTGTCCGTTTGAAAAATGGCTGACTACTTTAATTACTTGGTATAATCCAGAGAACACACTGTGCTTGTAATTAGGATCAAATTTCATCAGCCCTGTGTTTTCATCGATGTCTGTTGGTGTCCTAAATAATACCTGTGTGTATATTCCACCACCATCCATGACCAAACTACCATTGTTGGGCAGCAGACGAGGATCGTTGTTTGGTTGACTCGCTAAATTTTTTTCTTCGCCTATCAATCTTGGTCTATAGAATATATCATCTTGTTTTATATAATCCGGA